ACCTTCATCGTCAAAGAACCTCGGAGCCAGGGTCCCGTGGCAGGAAGCGCAGCACATGGATGCTGGGATGATCCAGGCTTTCATGGGCTTGGTGATGTTGCACCGGAAACACGTAAACACGCAGTTGGGCGGCTGGCCCTTGCCGGGGACTTCTTCCGTCGTCGGCTCCTTATCGAGCTGCCTGGGCTGTACGGCGGCCGGCGCCGGCGGCATGTCGGGATCGGGATTGGTCATGCGAGGCGCATTTCGGCCCGTTTTCGCATTTCCGACATTCTCTCTCGGAGCCAGTCGAAGCTCGCCACTGGCGGTGGAAGACTGTCCGGAGTCTCCCCCTGTTTCCAGAGCAGCAGATACTTTAGGGCGTCCCATGCGTGGTTATCCTTTTGGACGATGGTTTCTTGAGCATTGCGCCGATCGTCGAGTCCCTTGGTAGCCCAGACCTCTCTTCGCAAGAGGCGGAACTCCCGGAGGGTGGCCCGGCATTGCGCGGCGATCATAAACATCGGGTCGTCGAGATTGCGCCAGAGCTGCGATTTCAGATACTCCTTGAACGCGATGTCGACTCCCGGTTCGTTGCGTCCCCTCTCGATTTCGATTCCGTAGTCGTCTCGGAACATCTCTCCGACCGATCGCATCACAGGCTGGCCGTTTCGTTCGGAGTTCTGGGTTCGGTTCCAGATCGACGGATCGCCGATGATTCCCTGTATCTGAGGGAAGTACGGGCGGGCTTTGATGAGCTGCACCTGCTCGTAGACGCTCATGCCCTTCTTGTAGATTTCGTCGAACTGGTAGAACTTGGATTCCGATTCCCATGCGACAGCGACCCACGAGAAGGGCGATGCCGTCCCGTAGTCGTAGCCAGCATAGATGGGCCAGTGATCGGGGATGTCCATTTGATCGAAGGTGATCGCGGGCTGCATTTTGTCGACGAAATCCGGGAAGATTCGTGGAGAAGAGGTCCCGTTGGGATTCATCTCCATTTCTTGCTGCCAGTCGTCGCCCGCCATGCCACCAACATAGCCCTTGGCGAGCGTCGCTCGGACCCACTTCTGGCCCTCGACTGTATCCAACACCTTCATCGGGTCGGCCGAGTAATGCACCTGAACCACGCGCACGCTGTCGCGCGTCGTGTAGGTGCCGATACCCGGCGTTTCCTCTTTGTCGGTCATACACGCCTACGCTCCAGTGACGCCAGTCTTCGACACGACGGCCTTGATGCCGCCTTCATGGAAGAGCCGGTTGAGCCAGAACTGTGCGCTCGAGAGCAGAATCGGCTGAGCGATGGTGATGATCGGATGCAGGATCAGGCCCAGGATTGATCCGAAACCGGCCAGCGCCACGCCGTGATGATCCACCGGCCCGAGGATGGCTACGGTCGCGACGCCGGCCGATTCGACGAACTTCGTCCAGAGCAATGCGATGTTCGCGATGAAGATCGTGACGATGCCGACTTTCGGCGTGATGCGAGTCGGGATGAACGGGAGAAATCTCGACAACATTGCGAACACGAACCCGAGACTCTGTGATGCTGCGAGAGCTGCTACCATGGTCATTTTATCCTCCGTTTATTCGGTGTACTGGTGAGCCGTGAGCTGACCGGCGATTGTCACGTTTCCGCCGATTCCCGCAGCCAGAGTGATGACAGTCTTGATCGCGACGTAAATCTTCTCAAAAAATAACGTGTCGAGAGTGTGGGCGACGCTGGAACCCCCGCCGGCCGTGTCGCGGATGGCGAGGCCGATTACAAGGCGCCCGTCAGTGAAGTCTCCGGCTGCCGGGGCGGTGGTGTCGTCAATAAACGGCCAAGAATCGCCGACCGAACTTGCCCAAAGCAGACCTGGTTCCACGACTGTATACGTCGAGCCCCCTCCGGCGACCTGGACTCTCCCGGCGACTGAAAGGGCAAACGCTGCTCCGGCTTTGGCGTTTATCGCCAGCGAGCTCTCTACGAGGCGCTGGATGGCTGGTTTTTGGTCCCAGGCGTTCGTCGCAGTCGGTTTCTCCGGAGAGGAAAGGCCATACGCCCCGACCCGGATGACGTTTCCGGCCGGCGTCATTGTCCCGGTTTCGGTACTTGCGGTGATTTGTCCGTGCCACTCCACGACGACCGTTTTGATTCTTCCGAAGGAGTGGTTCAGCGTGATCGGCAACCACGCCGCGAGCGGGACATTGGCGCCGTTGCTTGTGAACGTCCCGACAGCCGGCGCTGGATTGGTAAACCACCAGTGCTGTCCGGTTGCGGTAGCGGTCATCACCGCGCCTGCCGGTGCGGACCAAATGTCAACTGAGGGGCCAATGCGTCCGGTCATGCGAACTCCTGTTCTTCGACCATTTCAACGAGTTTGCAGAAATCGCTGCCGCCGAGGACAGTCGAGATCACGAGTATTCGACGCGCCATGGGTAGAGCGCCCTTGTACGAGATTCGGAAGTCCTCTTGGAAGGCGGCTTCGTCGAAAATCGCGAGGGTCGCGGTATAGGACCGAAAGACGTGTCCGCCTTTTGGCGCCGCCATGATGGAAGCGCCGTTCGGGTAAAGCAACTGGCCGCGTTTTCCGATGAGTCCAACGGACCAGACCTCTTTTGGGTTGGCCCATTCGACGAAGGCGCAGCGGGCTTGGGTCCAGTCGTCGTCGTAGACGGCGTCCCAGGCGTGTTCGGCTTTCTGGGACTTGATAATGACTCGGCTGTGTGGGTGGCGGGCTTCCCAGGTGGCGTATCCGAAGGCGAGCCATGAGACTCGAAGCTGGCGGCTCTTGACGATGGCGCTGGTATCGGGTTCCGGGTATCCCTGGTGGATATGCTGGAGAATCCTCTTGAGGTACGCCTCTTCGCCGAGGGTTTTGACGCGCTCGGTGGGTGGGGCGTGCTCATCCCAGGTCCGGACGAATCCGCCGAACAGGTAGAACTCGGGATCTGCTGAGATGCGTTCTTTGATTTTGGCGATTTGGGTGGTGCTTTTGGGGTTGACCCCATGGCGCTTCCAAAGCGCCGCGTCCATCTCTGGAAACGGAGCCTCTTGGTCGCCAAGACGAGATTTCCGCAGTACGCCTGGCATCCCCACCACTTCCCAACCACACGAAATGGATGTTGCGCGGGTTTCTCGGTCGCTGTCAAGCGGTTACGGCAGGTCCAAGGGCTCGTCGGGCGGACCCCAAAAACAGACCTCCCGGCGCACAAGTGCGCAGCCATTTTGTAAGTCGGTGTCCCTTCGGTAGATAGAGCTTCGCATTTTGATGCAGTGGTGTTTTCAGATTCCGAGGTCTGAATCGGAGGTGGTATCGACGGTCATGGAGCCATCGAGGCCCATTTTCTTGTTGCGGGCGTCGCGCGACTGGACGGTTCTTGATCCCATGGCGCACTGGAAGTATCGGCGGACCCAGACCTGGTAGAAGTACACTACGCCGTGGTCGGTGCTTCGGAGTCGGACGCTGGGGAGGCCCTGGACGCAGATGGCGTCTTCGACTTGAACGGCGGAGTTGAACTCGTCGGCTTTTTGTCCGAAGAGTTGGAGTCGATAGTGGTCGGTGTACTTTCGGGTGAAGGGGTTTCTGCACTTGAGTGTGGCGAGGAGCATCTTAGAGCGACCATTCCCGTCGTAGACGTTCTTGTCTTTGATGATTCCGGTGAGTTGGATGTGGTTGTCCCACGAAAGCATTACTGAATCTCCTGGGTCGACTCCGCCGGCCCGTCTTCCGTGCCGTCCTGTGTCGCCTTGAGCGGTTTTGCGTCGCCTGCTATCTCGCAGAGCCGTTGAAGCCCATCCAGTAGTAGCGTGACGGCGACAACGGCCGGGTGTTTCTCAAGATGTTCCGCGACCATGAGGAGTGCTTCGTGTGCGGAAGCGGGGATTGCCAGGGTAATCGAGCGGAACGGCGGGTTTGTGGGTGACAGCGGACTGATGATTGCCATTTCGGACCTCCTTGGTTTGCGACGCGCATCGTAGGACGGCGGTTCTCGGAAGTCTACCACGAACAAAACAGGCCCCCGAGGAGGCGGGAGCCCGTTCTGGTGGTTGATCTGGAGGTCACGCGATCTGCTCGCCTGTTCGGAATAAACCACACTGGAATGCGCGTGGTCAACTTGTTTTTTGGTGACATCGGCGTGATTCGAGAGTAGGTTTTCGACGGGAGTTTTCTGGAGGTTTCCGATGATGAACAATTCCGATTGGCAGTTGCTCTTAGAGCGTGCGTGTCGCACAGAGTTCACGACGCGCGGTCTCGGGACGATGCCATTTCCAGCCCATTATGGCGCCAGCGGTGACGTGATGCGATTCGACAAAACGCTGAACGAGGGCCGTGATTCCGAGGTGGGCGTGGCTTTTATGATGAGCCGCGGCTGCACGATTTCCTGCTCGGTTTCTTCTGGCGAGCGGGACTCGAATACCCTGGAATCCGAAGCCGACGCGCTGTCCAGAGCGAAGGCCGAGGTCTGCGCGACGATCGTTGAGACGTGGCGAGTCGAGGATTACACGGTGGGCGATGACGTCCCATGACGGCTCGGAAACCAAGCTCCGGCTGAAGTGGATGCTGGAGATGGACAGCAAGCCCGTACAG